ATGAAGAGGGTGTAGCCCCAACACCAACGTTCCCACTCGCATCAACAAACAACCGCCCAGTGCCATTAGTTGAGATGGCTACGTTGTTTGCGGCAGGCAGATAAACGCCGTTGGTGGGAGCGGTGCTGCTGGTAGGGATGAAGCTGGCGGCGGTGCTGGTGCCGGAGGTCGTGGTGCTCTGGCTGCCAAAGTCCGGGCTGATCTTGGTGCCAGCGATGGCGGCAGAAGCGTTGATGTCGGCGTTGACAATCACACCGCTGCTAATCGCGGTAACGCCGCTGCTGTCAATAGTTACATCGCCGCTTAGTGCAGTAGCGGTTGGGACGTTGGAGGCGTTACCCATCAACACTGAACCAGCCGTAATATTGGCAAGTTTGGTGTGAGCAATAGCTGCTGCACTATTAATGTCAGCGTTAACAATAGTGTCGTTAGCAATCTTGGCGCTTGTTACAACACCGCTGTCAATTGTCCAAACAGTACCAGTACCGCTAACAGTGATGTCACCGTAATCAGCATCACCAACGCCAGCAGCAACAGAGTTATCTACATAAAGCTTGGTAGCAGCATCAGCGTTAGCAGTGGGAGTACCAAGACCAGTGATCTTATTACTACCCATTGCAAGGGCACCGCTCATCGTATCGCCAGTGATGTTTACATAACGAGCGTCGTAGCGAGCGTCAGAAGCAGAAGTCGTGAAGAAGCTGGTGTCGTCAGGGGTGCTAGCAGACTGTTCAGCGTTAGTTACAACCGTAGAAGCGTTAAGTTTGGCGCTAGTAATAACACCATCAGCAATTTTGACTGCAGTTACAGCGCTATCTGCAATCTTTCCAGTAGTGACGTTACTGTCAGCAATCTTGGCCGTGGTGACATTAGCGTCAAGGATTTTTGCAGTGGTTACAGAGTCGCTAGCAAGGTCACCAGCAACAATCGTTCCATCAGCAATTTTGGCGCTAGTAACAGAGCTATCCGCAAGCTTTCCGGTTGTTACAGCCCCATCAGCAATCTTGCCAGTCGTTACGTTTGCATCGAGGATCTTGGCTGTAGTAACAGCATCAGAGGCCAGATCAGAAGCAACAATGGTGCCATCAGCAATCTTTGCGCTGGTAACGGCACTGTCAGCAATCTTGGCAGTCGTAACGTTGGAATCTGCAATCTTTGCAGTGGTTACGTTGCTGTCAAGGATCTTGGCGGTGGTTACGTTACCGTCTGCAATCTTGGCAGTAGTAACACTGGAGTCCACCAGCTTTGCCGTCGAGATGCTGGCGTTCGTAACACCAATGGTGATTTGACCGCTTGCAGGGCTGTTGTCGGTAATGGTGAGAGAGTCACCAGCAACCACATCAGTGGTCAGGGCAGTATCAATCTTGCTGTCGATACGACCGTCGATAGCCCCTGTAGTAGCAGCGTGGGCGTTATCAGCTGTCCAAGTCTCAGCAGAACCTATAAAACCACCAAGAACTTGAAGGTCACCAGTACCGGTAGTTAGAGCTGCGTAAGTATCACTAAATTCTTGAAGACCAAAACGAATTTGGTTATCAGCGTTATTAAGATCTTGAGCAGTTAATGTTGAACCTGCGGTATAAACCACAGTTGCATCACTAATGTCTGTAATTCGACTGATGCTAACCGTTGCGTTACTAACAGCAACACTAAAAACAATGGCAGTTCCAGCGCTGTTAAAAGTGTAGTCAGTACCTTGAGTTTTAAGGGTTCCGTTAACAGTTACAGCAATATCAGCTTGACGCAGATACGGAATTGGATCTCCGCTGCTGTTAGTAAGAGCAAAAGTGGTACCAGATGCACTGGTATAGGTGATGGATGCATAAGCCATTACTGAGGACCTCCGGTCAGACGGTTGTTAAGGATCATTTGTTTCATTTCAGGCGGTGCTTTGTAGCGTTGACCAGGAAGTTCTCCCATCAAAAATTGCTCCTTAGCAATACCTATAAGTTTACTCACTTCGTTTTTAAGAATCACACTACGCATATTGTCTTCTCGATTCCAATTGGCATCTTGAACCAAACCAAACGGACCCATTTTGAACGGACTATCGACACCAGGATACTGAGTGTATTCCTTGCTAGTCACCAGTTCTTTCAAATATTTGTGGGTACCTTTGTACTGCTTACCGTTAGCAAAGAAGGTGAACTCACTGTTCAAGAAATGATTAAATTCATTTAACACAATGTCGTTTATACCAACTCCATCGCTGTGATACAAGGTTTTACGAGGAGGACTAACGAGGTTGTAAACCATTTCCTTAGCAACAGGATCATTCTCCATCTTGTTGGGGAACGTCCAGTAACGGCCTAAAACGGCTTGAATGGGGTACCAAGCACCAGCGTTGTTAGCGTTGACAGTTTGACCAGAGGTGCCATACCAGAGGGCTTTACGGGACATTGTGCGGTATTCAGGATCTTTTGTGATAACCGTCATAGCAGCATCAGTAAGCAAACCGACAGGGCTGTATTCAGAAGCAATGCCAAAAGTACTGAACATTGAATCAAAAATACTATTTTTAAAATCATCTATAGTGATACCTTTTTCACCAATTTTTCCTCGGCTATAGAACTTACTGGTAGCAAATTTGCTGACAGGTGATGCTGGTTTACGAGGATCAAATCCTTGCACAATGACCTTACGCAAATTGAGGTAAGGATCACCAGCTTTAGCTACAGACTCAGACAAAAGTTTTTGCATACGACTAATATCACCTTCACCTGCAGAGGTAAGAGCTTTAATTAATTTGTCAAAACCAGCAATGGCAGGAGTTTCAAGAATGGTGTTAGCTAGCAAAGAAACAGCCATTGCAGTCAAAGCTGAAGTGTCTTTACCAGGAGCAAATTCAACCAAATCACGAATGGTTGAATGAAACGCCAAGGTGTTACCAAGAACCGGAAGGAACCGGTAAGGAAGGGCTTGACCACCAATCATCCAGGTGTAGGGATCCACAGCTCCTTCTGTTTCGCGATAAGAGTTTTCAAGACCACCAGTAATGTCTTGATTGCCATCACGAACCAAGAAAAACGCAAGAGAATTAATACCAACAGAAAGTGCTAAAGCACCTTGAGCAAGGTTCCGTTCAACTGGATCATTGCTCATATATTTGCTTTCAAAATTAATAATTTGTTGTTTTACATCTGGTGGCAGTAAATCAGAAACAGATTCAGGAAGGTTTTTAAGTGTGGCAGAAGCAGCAGCCCTTACAGCATCAGTAGAAGCTTGAATAACCTCACCGCCGTAAGCAATCATTACAGCTCGTTTAATGCCGTTTACTGGTGACGTAATGATCGGGAAAATGTCACGAGCAAAAAACGCAAGCGGAGTAAAGCTACTTTGACGCCAAGTGTTGATGGCATCTGTAACAGAACCAAGAGGACCAGTCAGTTCTTCAGTTAGGTTTACAGCTCTAGTCAATCGCAGCATCTTTTCATCGTTAACTGCATAACCAATTGTTTTCTGATCAAACCCAACTTTGATGGGTTGGTAAATATCAGAAACTTCTTTATCAAGACGATTAGCAATTTCAGCAGCACGGTCAGATTGTTGAATCATTCCAGCAGCAATTTGATCATCAACTTCAACAATTGCTCGTGCCCTTGCCCCTGCATTAACAAACAAAGAAGTTGAAAATTCATCAGCAGCAGCAGAAAGCTGGTTAAAAATTGTGAGGTTTACATCTTCACCACCTGGGTAATAGCTTTCTTTACCAACACCCATACCACGCAAAGCAGTAGTAGGAAGGCTGATTGCTTTACCAATAGTGCTGCGCTTACTCCACGCTTCACCAGGCATAAAGTAATCGTGGAAGACTTTTGTCATCACACGAGTTTTGTTAAGAACATCAAAAATACCTTCGTTTTCTTCGCTCTTTTCAAGAACGTAATTAAAGAACGGAGTTTTAAAAGCAGTAGCAGCGAGGTCTTGAGAAATAGCTTCTTCACGACGCAACCCAGAACGACGAGCTAGGTCGTAAGCAGCATCAGCAGTTTGAGCTGGATCAGTGATTGCTCGGCCATATACAAAACGGTTATAGGTGGCATCAAGAGCTTCACCAATCGTAAATCTGAGTTGCAAAAGGGTTTGCTGAGCAACACGAGCTTCTTTGAGGTTTTCAGCAGCAGAAATGTTTTTACCAGTAAGCCACTTAGCTGTTTTATTAGTAAGCACTGGGCCTGCCATACCCAAAAGTTGTGCCGTTGTTTCTGGAACCGATTGAATCGGAATAGAAGCAATCATGGCTGGGTTAGACAGCGGAGAACCAGTCTGCAACTTAGCCAGCACTGCACTGCCAGTTAGTTCAAGCTCTTTAAGACGCTCGTAATCACCCTGGCTTTGATACAGCTTTTCAATCAGGTTTTCAAACCCTTCAAACTCTTCATCAGTCAAATCTTCACCAGCTTTTACTTTGTTAAAAAATTGACCAATGTTTTGATCCATCTCTTCTTTAGCGTCTTGAGCCGCTTTGGCTGCAGCGTCGGCAAACTCACTACTATCACCAAACGATGCAAGCTGTTGATTAAGTTCACTAAACAGTGCTTTGGGATCTTGAGTAGCAAAACCAAGGCGAGTACGACGATCAAACAACCGCAGAGCGTTACCAACGCCATAGAACAGCGAGTTCATAGCCTTTGCATTAGCCATCAACACTTGGTAGCTGTCAGCCGCATTAGCAAGAGCTGCAACACGATCTAAACCTTCTACATCTTCACCTTGAATTACACGACGTAGATTGCGAGCATCACGAAGAGCTGCAGCAGCACTGTCATCCAGCATTGCCACGGGAACAATGATTTTGTTTAGGTTCTTTTGAATGTCTTTGCCAAACTTTTCAGACTCAGCAAAAACAGCAATCTTTCTAATTGTTGAGTTATTACCTAGCAACGTAGCCATTTTCCTGATGGCAATAGCGTATTGCTGAGGCAAGATTGCTTTACGACCCTCAAGGCTATCTACGGCTTGTTTAACAGCAGCAGCGTTTTCAAGGGAACTTGTGTATTTGTTTGCGTTAGTGCTGTAGATCTGAGTAACGTCTTCAGCCAAATCAGTACCATTACGCAAGTCATCAACAACTTGCTCACCTTGTTTGGTAATAATGTCGTTTACACCACGAACAAACTCTTCAATAGTTGCTTTAGTTTCAGTTGGGTCTTGATGGATCTTGAGGTTTTTGTTGGTCTCTTTAATTAGATCAGCAACAGAACCAACAACTTCATCTAACTGAGGAGCTTGTTGAAACTCTTTCTCAGCCAAAGCATCAGCATCAATAACCAGTTCACCTTCATCGGTTTTAGTGATCGGTACTGGGTTAGCAATCGGTGCAGGATCACGCGGAAGACCAATCTGAGGATCAATGGCTTCCTCAGCTTGAGTAGTTACAGGAATCTCATCACCAATATCAGCACCACCAGGCATCTCAGGAACAATTGGGGCAAGACCACCGTTCTCAATAACTTTGTTATGGATTGCATCAGTTCGTTGAACAAACATCCGCATAAAGTCTTCGTTGAGGTTGCCAGTGGTTGTAGCAGCCTCAGCAGCGTTCAGAAGGTCCTTGAGTTCCCCATAAGCTTCACCGTAAGCATCTTTAATGCTGTAGTCATAGTCCATCTCATTGAGACGGTTCTCTGCAAACAATTGAGAGTTACGGCTTTCCAGCAGTTGAACACGTTCCGTATCTAGCTCATCAAGAGCGTTGACCAAGGTACGGGCATCGTTCAGGCTGTTACGGAACCCGATAGAAGCCGTCATGGTATCAACAGTCAGCCGTTCTAGCTCTCCTTCTTTAGCTACACGTTGAAGGTTTGAGCTTTCAAATTGAGAACGCTGAACGTACAAATCTTGAAGCAGATTGATCTGATCAGACAGCTCAGTAGCTTTACGCAACTTGGAACTATTCTTACTGGCTCGTTTACCAGTACCAGTGCTCTTATTAATCCAATCAGGATCTTTTGCAATAGCAGCTTCATAACCAGCAAGCCGCTCTTGAAGCATGGAGCTTTTTGCAGTCAGTTCATCAGCACTTTTAACGCCAAGAATCTTTTGAGCTGTAGCAATATCAACTTCAACTTGCTGCAGCTGAGGAGTCAGGTCAGGAGCACCCTGAAGATCAGCAAGAATGTTCTCAGTTTCAGGAAGCAATTCATTGCGCTTTGTCAGGAACGACTCAGCACCTGCACGACCACCCTTAGCAATTTCAGCAACGTTTTCTTCAATCTTGCGGTAGAGCTGAGAAGTTACATCACCAAGACGTTGCTCACGCAGTTCATTAGCCCGCAAAAGACCTTCAGCTTCCAGAGCTTGACGCAGAACAGGTTCACTTTCGTTGGCTGATTCTTCAAAGGCCTGTGCAACAGGCATACCAGAGGTTGATTTTTTCAGAAATTTATTAGCTGCGTAGAAGCCGCCACGAAGGACACCAAGAGCAGCAGCACCTGCACTGACGTTCTTCAGTTGTTCAAAGGCATAGTCAAACTCTGCAGGGGTCGTAGATCGCAGAACCTTTGCTGCAGCAATCCGTTGTTCAGGAGTACGCAATTTTTGAATTTCATCCAACTGCTTTTGAACAGCAGCAGGAGGAGTAGGAGCAAAAAACATTGCATCCTGAATGGCGTTAGGAATAACGTCCTTAACTAAAAAACTAGTAATTACTTTTGCACCATCTTTAATATCACCAGCCTTCCAAATATCAACAAGCTTGTCTGCAGTTTGGACAGTTTTACCCATCATCGAGGGAGCTTTAAGCAGTTTGCTAACCCCTTTGTCACCACCAATAGAGGCAAACACACCAGCAGCCAGTTGACCACCCCAGGTCTTTGGTTTGATGTTTTTCTTTACAAACTCGCTGTCTTCGCTGAACAGGGGACCAATAACAGGCACGTTAGGTCGAATACCGTAGCTAAAGCCTTCAGGGTCTTTACCGGTCCTCTGGAGGGCTTCAATGGCTGCCTGAGCGTTCTTTTGACGTTGCTCTACCAGCTTGCGATCAGTCTCCACAGTGGGCATACCACCGCCCATAGGACCTGCAGAAAGCGCTGAGCCAAGGTCAATACCTTGAGTCAAAGCACCGACTTGTTGAGCTGCAGCAATTGGGTCATTAAACAGCTTACGAACAGTTTCAGGAACTACCCGAGCAACTTCAGCCCCTGCTTGCTGCATAAAGCGGCCAAGGTCAAAACCACGCTTAGGTGCAGCTTTAGGCTTAGGTTTTGCTACTGGTTTGGGGGTAGCTCCACTCACTTTGGGGGCAGCTTGACCCATTTGAGGGGTAGCACCACCTTGATTCCATTCTTGTTGATACCGTTGTTCTGCCTGATCAGCGTCTGCTATGAAAAGACTTTGACCGTTACGAAGGGGGACGTATGGCATTTAGGAAGAAAGCATCTGCGCTTCCTCCAAACTAACGGATATAACTAGAAAATACTTAACGTCTGTTGGGATCGCTTACTTTACGGAACAGTGGATAGACAGCTTTCTTGAAGAAATCGTTTTGACGGGCCTGCTCGTATTGATCAATTTTGCTAGGAAAACCAGTACCAGCTTTAAATAATTGGCTATGAAGGTGACCAGGAGTTCCTGTGCCAGTTGTAGAGCGACCAGGCTTGCTGTTAGTAGGGCTCATATCGCCAGCAACCAAAATGTTCTGACCACGGCTTTCACGTTGTCCAGGACGCACTAGCAGTCGAGCAGCGTGGGCAAGAAGCAACCGTTCATTTCTGCGATAACCAGGACCATCAGAGTCAGCTTCAATCACAACCGTATTGCCATAACCATCAACAGGACCTGCATACACAACACGACCACTTAAAGGTGATGGCATTGGGTTTGCTGTTTGAGCCCTGTTACCACGTTCAATTTGGAAATCAACAGCTCGGTTAGCAGAATGACTGTGATGAAGGTTATAAACATAAAGTTGCAAATCCCTAGGAGCGGTACCAGTACCAGCAACAGGGGCTTTAGCAGCAGCTTGAATCTTGGCTGCATTTGCACGGTACTGAGGTTGTTGCAACAAACCATAACGACTGGCTTGTTGTTGAACAATTTCAGAAATTGTTATTTTGTTGTTAAGACCTTGTTGAACGTTTGCCAAGCTACGACGGGTGCTAGCACTGAGCTTGGATGTATCTCCACTAGCTAAAGCGTAGTTAACTTCATTTAGCTCGCGCTCATTAAGAACAAAGTTGTTCTTGAGGTATTCCCGAGCCTGAGGAGCATTTTTAAACGTATTACGAGCAAGAGAAGCCCAAGTGCCACGGTTATCAGTGTCGTTAATACTGATTTCCCAACTACCGTCAGGACGTTGCTTAGAACTACCAAGTGCAGGACCTTTTAAATTGGGTTTACCGCGATCCGTAGGACTAAGGCTGTAGTAAGAATCAACGTTGCTGTATTGAGGTTGATCGTAGAAATATCGTTTAGCGTCTTCAAGGATCCTGAGCTGCACACCGGGGTCATTAATGTTCTCACCACGCTGACGAGCTTCATACAACTTGTTGTTAATGTAACGGGTGCTTTCAACACGAAGACGTTGAGAAGCTTGCAAAGTTGCACTCTTTGTTATCCTGCGCTTTTCTTCACCAACTTTGCCTTCTTGAGCCACCATTTTTAGTTGCTCATCTTTAGCAAAGAAATTAGCTTCAAGACCTTTGGTTAGCTCACGAACAAGAGAATCACGAGCTTTTGTGGTGTTTGGGTTAGAAGCTTCACGATTAGCATCACCAAACTTATTAATGGCATAAGCCATTACAGATGTACCCTCAACACGAGCAGCAAGATCACCAGGAAGTTCAGTGACGCCTTGAGCTACAAGATTATCTACCTCTTGCTTGAGGTACGCCTCTGCAGTAGGACTCAAAGTTACAGTACGGAACGGATAGGTTTTATCAATCATTTCGTCAGCATCAGCCACTGACATACCCTCAGGCAGCAAGCCTCTAGCAGCTAGCTGACGGTTACGAGCTTTAAGAGCTTCGCGTTGATCAGTAATTTGTTGATCAGTTGGGTTAGAAAATTGAGCGTAGAACTGAGTGGACTCATCGTTAAAGTTACGTTTCCATTCACGTTGAGTTCGTTGGATACCACGTTCAATAGAACCTTCAAATACCTCTTGAGCTTTTACAGCTTGGATAGCACCGTCTTGAAGGGCCTGCCTAAACGTTTCACCTTTAGCGCTACGCAAATCAAGGATTGGCTGACCATCTGCTGTTTTGATATTTTCCCAAGCCTTGACGTAGTTCAAATAGCTAAACGTTTCACCAAGGTCGCTGTAACCATCTTTATTGGCATCAATAAACAAAGATGGAGCTTGACGAAACAGCAACTCATGAAATTGCTTTTCTGAATAACCTCGGTTAATTACAAATTGGTTATACGCTTTGTTGTACGCATTTTGAAGACTTTGCTCACCAAAAACCGTACCAGCTTGAGAGCCGTAAGAACCTTTAATAAATTTGGCACCCAGGCGGATCTCACCGGTAAAGATCTCAGAGGCAGTTTGTTGGTCCTTTAGTTCTTGCCGTTCAAAAACTTTATTAGTTACGTTCTTTTTAACGTCCAGGAGAGCTGAACTAACAAGCGGATCAATTTTTGCAGAACGAAATGCAGAAGGAACATCTGAATATGGCTTTAGCAAATCATCAACCTTGGCAGCAATAATCGCTGCACGTTCTGCTGGGTTATCAATTTCAGCAAGACGCTCAGATTGCTTGGTACCCCAACTAGCCAGATCAACAGCTACCTGTTTACCAGCGTTAGAAGCTTTGGTGTCGTAATAGAAGAAATTAACCCAAGGGTTGCTTAGGCGGTTTTGTCGAGCAAGGTTTTCATCCCCAGCTTTAGACAGAATTTTGGTTTCTTTTGCGTTTTCAAGTGAATCCCGTAAAGCAGTAGCTTCTTGTTGCAGCAGTCTTGTAGCTTCTTGTCGTTTTTGCTCTTTATAGTTTTCAAACAACATATCTGTTGTCTTACCTAAAGCACCCTCATTGCTTAAAAATTGTTGAATACTTTGAATAGTTTCAGCACCACTACCAGGCTTATAGCTAGCTTCATACATCAATTGCCCACCAAGCTGTACAGGCGTAGCTGGTGTTTCAGCAGGACGAGCAGGTTCAGTAGGTTTAGCCGGTTGGGCTACAAGGTCACGAAGTTGACGTTGAGGAGTAATACCAAAGCTACTTGTCATTGGCCGATAGGTTTAGGTGCTTGTGGTTGCATGGACTGGTAGTTCCTAAGAGCATCAAGTCCAATATTTGTTAAATCCATCGTAAGCGCTGTTCCAGAAGGCAGCGTTTCAGGCGTAGGAGGTACAGCCGTAATAGGTAACGGAGCTAGCGGTTTGACTGGATCAGGAATTGGTTGAGGCGTATAAAACTGAACTTGATTAGAAGTGTTTTGGCGGGCTACGTCCAAAGCTTCTGCTTGCCTTATTTTGTCAGCAATGCGGTAGTTACGGGTAACTTCTCTGTTGCTAAGGTTAGCCAAATATTGTTGATGATACTGATTATTAAGACGTTCAATAGAACGACCTGCTTGACCTTTAGCTTTAACTTTGCTGGCCGCAGCAATTGATTGAATGCGAATGTTTTCTAGTTCAATGCTTTCTTTAGCTTCCTCTTCATAAAAACGACCTTCAAGATCAGCAATTTGCTTTTCAAAATTCTTAAAAGCTTGAGTAGCTACAGCACCTTTGTATTCAGATTGCTGCTTAGACAGTTGATCTTCGTAATCACGCCGACGTTGAGCGTAGTCAAGATCCCTGTAATAGGAATCAAGTTGTACTTGGTATTGACGATAATTTTGAGAAACTTGATCTGCGTATTGAGCCCAATAGCGTTGGTTGGCTGCTGCAGTTGCTATTTGAGATTCAGCAGCTCGGTTTTGATAAGCAGCTACAGCACCAGCACCTTGAAGGATTCCCTTACCAATTGAAAGGATTGAAGGCAGTTCAAAGATACCTTTAAAAATATCGCCAACACCGCCAGACGTTAGACCAGGGATAGGAGCTAAGGCGCCAGCACCTTGAAGAGCGGGAAGATTAAAGCTACCGCCGTAATCAATTTCAAACTTAGGAGCGCTGCCAAAGTCCCAAAAATTTCCCCAGTCAAAACCAGTATTAATATTAATGTCTTGAATAAATGGGCTGGTATCAATAGAAAAATCACCGTAATTGATGTTTCCTAAATCAGCTGTTTCGGCAAAACTAGCAAAATTTAAAGCCATCAGCCGTACTTCCTCGCTACATCAAAGTACAGACCAGTCCACTCAAGAGCGATGAACTTAGCCTGGTCGATGCTGTTGTTCACTAGCTCCACTGTAACTTGGTCGTTCTTGCTTTGGATATAAGCTCGGAATTTAGCTTCCTCAAACGGCTCCTCCTCACTGATGACAATGTTGGCATTTAGAGGGTCCCTACGATCAAACTCATACGTCACCGTATCCCTGAAATAAGGAGTGACTTTAATGGTGAAGTACCGAGCATCGTTATAGTACACGTCCAGGTACCTCAATTGCAGGCGTCCAGTACGGTTACCGATAAAGGTGTTTTCCGTTGCTGTCCTGCTATAAGGCATCAATTGAGGCGGACGGTAGGTAAACGTAAATTGCTCGCCAAATACCCAAGAGCTGCTTGAGAAATCACCAAGGCTGTCACAAACAAAACTTGTAACACCAGCAGGCACACTAGTGGCAACAATCCAACGTTTCTTAGCTTCGTTTGCGTCGTTTGCGTTTTGTTTAATAATGACAAATTGGCTGGTGTTGACGGTCCTGTAGGGCAACGTAACAGTTGTTTTATTGGTAGCAGCAGAGTAGCTAAAGGTTGCAGTGCCTACATCAGTCGTAATAGAACTAGAAATCTGACGGTCTAGTAGGAATAGCTCTGAGCTGTCTTGAGGAGGCCTAGAAGCGTTAACACCTTCAAGGTAGTACTCAGTGTTAGCACCGTTAACGTAGCTCACCAGCTTGAACAGAGTACCTTCAACAAAATCACACCAATAGATATTTTTGTTAGGAAAGGTCCATTTGTGCCAAGCGTTCTGTCTGTTGGTCAAAGAGCCACCAGAAGCTTCCCAGAAAAACTGGTACACATATAACGAATCAGGATCATCCTTGCTAAGAGCTACTAGATACTGGTCTGTACGGCTTACAGCAAGAGAATCAATGTTCTTAGGAATGTACTTAGGAATTGTTTCGGTAATCACTGCGGTTTGACCCAGGTTGATACCAACGGTACGGTCAGTTGTAATAAACGTGTGGAAACCAGTGAAATCACCCTCTTTGACAGGGAACAGCACTTGAGGACCTACCTGCTCAGGCTTTACCTTTGACTCCATACTGATGGAGCTAATACGACCCACAGAAGCTGTTTCAGGGCTAAACGTAACGTTGTCACCTGAGTACAGACGGAACTGGTTTTCGTTGGAGAACAGCACAAGTTCATCCTGCTGCTGCAACGCATAGTTCAACACAGCAACGTCGTTACTAACAGCGGTGAGGTCAATAGGATCGCTGTCTACAACCTGGAGAGCTGACTGTTGCCAGAAGTTGTAATAGTCTCCAGACTCACTCAGGATAACGTTTTCACCACTTACAAATCCAAGACGGTTTTTAAAGAACACAACGTCGTTGATTGTGCTGTCAACAAACGAAGGCCCAGGTAGTTCATCCTCATCACCAGCTAGTCGAGTGCCCCAACCAGGCAACATGAAGGAAACGGTACTGTCGGTGTAAGTTGTACCGCTAAAAGGTTGGAACGTAAACCTTGTAAGGCCACTAGCGTTTCGGTAGTAAACAAACGCATGAGGCATCGTGTTGTCGTCTAGAAGCCCCCTAGAGCCCCATCCAGCAGCCTCTTCCCACACACCACGACCGAAGTCACCGTTAGTTGTGGTGTTCTCAGCGTTAAACGTCAGGTAGTACGAACTTTGATCTGAAGACCCATCAGGAGCCACAAGGACCGTATAGCCCTCCCAGGAGGTCGGAGGAAGCTCTGTAATGCTGGTGACCTGATTGGTAAAACCAGACATCAACGTGTTGCCTCGTGCATCGTGAGCTACAAAGCTTTTGAAGTAACGAGAACTGCTTGTGAGGCCAATAAGGATTTGAGAATCTTTGACGGTAAAAGTCAGTTCGTTGTGAATGTCACCTTGATCAAGACCATCGCCAATCGTCAAAGTTGTAGAACCGTTGGCAGTGGCGTTTACGGCTGTACCAGCTTCGTTGACAAGAGTAAAGCTTGTAGTACCTATAGATCCAATAAAAGTATTTGCAGGAATACCAGTACCACTTACGGTCTCACCAACAGCAATTGAATTAATATCTGTAGCCGTAACGCTGCTAACGGTGCTGCTGCCAATAGAAAGTGAACCAGTAATGGTTTGAGTTGCACTTACTAATTTTTGAGCAATAGTTTCAGTACTAACAACGTTTGCATCGCCACTTGCATCAGTCAAAGATGGGCTGATGTAATGACCTCTGATAACGTCGTTGTTATCAAGCGTGATAGTGATTGCATACTCAGTGTCATAGTCAACCAATTTGACCCACACCTGAGCCTTGGTAGGACGGTAGACAGAGCTGATGCTGCTGACGTTGTATCTGGTAAGAGTCTCTGCTGCGTCGTAAGCAGTCTCTTTTTGGACGTTAGTTACAAAGACGTAATCTTGAAACGACGTAGCCCTAAACCGATCACGAGCCCTACCAGATCCACGGAGGTAACCAAGATTGGTGGAGGTAATGTTGGCAAAAGTTTGCTCAACTGGCACAACGGAAGGAAGGATACCGCTAATAGGTTCAACATTGGAAACGCCAGAAACAAACGTATAGCTTGACTCAACAGTCAGCGTTACTCCAGTCGTTGTAGCAGTTGCATTTTTGCTGAGAGTGATGCGAGAGCCAGCAGTATCAATATCAACAATGGTCGTTCCGCTAGGTACACCACTACCTGTTACACCAGCTCCGACAAACAAATCTGTCATGGAGCTTACAGAAGTCACCACAGCAGAACCACTAGTAATATTCCCAGTACGAGATACGGTACGGCTGTCGTCAGCAACAATGAGAATAAATCGCTCATCACTACTACGGTTGTAAACAAAAACCCAGGCCTCATTCCACTTGATGGGGTTGGTAAGGGTCAAGCCACCAGCGTTCTTGGTCAGCGTATCAATACGCTTTACAGGCACAGAACCTAGCCGTTTCTTAAGACCCTCAACAAGGTCACAATTTCCGTTTTCAAGGACTTTGGCAAAACCAGGCAGCACAAAGCTATCGGCTTGCTGGTTTACACCTTTATTGAGAGGGCCAATGATTTGGCTAAAAAGTTCTCTTGACATCAGCGGCTCAGAATATCGGGACCAAAGTTAGTGATCACACGGCCACCATACATATCGTCAGGACCGCTGATGAAGTTGTAATTTTGAGCCATGTCCTCAGTACGCTTAAGGATTTGCAAGGCTCGTTCTTCATCTTCTGCTGTATAGGTCTCAAGGCTTGCAGAAGTGACAGCTCGGTTAGCAAACATACGACCAGCACGGATCATAATGTAGCGACGACCAGTTTCAGGAATACTGTCCCAGTCAAGTTCTTCAACAATCTCAGCTACAAGATCACTTGTGTTACCAATAACTGCTACACCAAAACTACCTCTCAAATCGTATGAGTTCCTAATGCGATCAAAAAGCCTAAGACCACGAAGAACAAACCTTTGAGATGGATAGGTAAGCGGATTGAACCGAACAGCAAGGGTGTTGCTAGGAAGCTGGGATTGACCTGTAGAAGCGTCCAGAGGAATGGAGTCATACAGCATTGTGTTCCAAGACCACCCAGCACCTTGAACCTCACGGCTCACTTCATCCAGAGTACGCTCTGCAAGACTTGCGTCACCAGTCAAAGGAGCATTAAGACTATTTACAGGAGCCTCACCAATAATGGCGAGAAGAGTGTTAACTGCACTGAGTTTACTAGTCGCCATTATTGCAACAAAAAAGGGGAAACATTTCTGCCTCCCCTCATTGTATTGGTAATTAACTAGAAGCTAGTTAATCAGTACGGGTTACCGTCAT